CAGTTATTGGCGGCACTACTGGATCGTATTCAAATACTTTCACTATTGACCCTAACTAGGAATTGCTATGCCACAGACCAAGGCTGCTAACGGCAAGACTCAAACGCCTATTAAGAAGGCTACTTCTAAGACCGCTCGCGCTGCTACGGTAACGCAAGAGGATGTTGCTGTAGCTGAAAAGGCAGTACAGCGCATTGCTACTCGTAATGCTATTATTGCTGATACGACTAAGGCTAAGACTTATAAGGCTATGAAGCCTATGAGTGTTGGTAGTAATACTTATGCTGTTGGTGACATTGTTACTGAGGCACCAAATTGGCTCCGCCTGGAGTCCTGGATAATGGCTCGTTGGGTGGAGGAAGTCTAATGTGTGCTTCTTGTGGTTGCGGGTGTAAGCCAGGTAAAGAACAAAAGGGTTGCAAGTGCACCTGTAAAACGTGTCGGGAGGCTCGTACTATGTCTGTAGAAAAGTTCCATCTTGTTAATAAGGCTCAGCGTGGCTTTGATGTGATTGCTGATGCTATTCTTGATGATGTTTATGAAGAAGATTTAGTTGTTGATGATGAGGGCAATGTTTATGCTCTTGTTGGCGAGATTCAAAAGTCTGAAAAGTCTCGCCGCTATGCATCTAATGCTGCTATGGGTGTTGGCGCTGCTGGTATTGCTGGTGGCGCTGGCCTTGCTGGCGCCGGATACAATGTAGTGCGTCGTTCTAAAGATTTGACTGGCTACCGTGGTTTAGGTAACGCTTTGGGTGGTGCTGGTTTGATGGTAAGAGGTTCTCATATTGCTGGTGCTGGTGCTGGTGTTGGCGCTGCTGGTCTTGGTCTTCGTGCTTACAACAAAAAGAAGAGTCGTGTTGAGAAGGCTGATGATTCGCACCGTAACGCTAAGATTGGTGCTGGTATTGGTGTTGCTGGTGCTGCTGGGCTAACTGCTTCTCAGGCCAAGGAACTTCGCATGGGGCACGCTCTTGGTAGGGCTCTTGGTATTTCAAACAGTTCGATGAATCGTGCTTATGCAAAGGGTCTTGGTCGACGCTTTGGTCTTGCCGCTGGCGGTGGAGCTCTTGGTGGCGCTGCAGTTGATTACGCGCGTAACAAGAAGCGCTAGTCGTTCTTAATTTAAGTTAGGATTGTCCTATGTCGTGGACTTATAGTGGTGATCCGAGTGCTTCTGAAAAGGATCAGGTTCGGTTTTATGTAGGTGATGTCGATTCGACATTTCCTTTGCTGACTGATGAAGAAATTGGCTTTCTGCTGACTCAGTGGGATGATGCCTATAATGGTCCTTTGTATGTTGCGGCTGTTGCTGCTGAGGTTATTTCTGGTCGTTTTGCTCGTGAGGTGAGTGTTTCGGCTGATGGTGTTTCTGCTCAGATTGGTGAGTTGCAGCAGCGTTACGATACTTTGGCTAATTCTTTGCGTGACCAGTACAAGGCTTTGTATGGCTTCTTTGATCCTGTTACTGCAGCTAATATTTTGAACGACACGTTTGATCCTTCGATTAAGCCTCTTATCTTTGCTATTGGCTTTAATGATAATTATCTTGCTGGTCGTCAGAATTATGGTGATTTCCATCCTGGTAGGTCTATTGACTGGTGGTCTGGGGATATCCAGAACGAACCTGTTGTCTGGGGCTAACTATGGAACTTGTGGAGCTTGGCGATGTTGCTAAGGGTCTGATTGAGCACAAAAAGAAGCGTGTTAAGCGGTATAAAGATTTGCGCAATGAGTATCGTTATGCTCGTGAGGATGCAGATAACGTTATGGATGAGCGCGGACATTTGAGCTTAAACCAATGGGTAGACATGCAGGGAAAGAAAAAATCTTACAAAAAAGCTAAGCGCGAAATTGTCTACAAGAATGATTTAGTTAGTGAGCGAGTTAAGGCTGGTATGTCACCCAGTCCTATCTCTGCTCCTGCTAGGGCTAAGAATGGCCGTCTGCTAAACTTGTCCACAATGGGTGATCGTCAGCCTGTTTTAGGTCGAGGCAAGCCGTTTAGAAATGGGAAGGTCGTTCCGTAATGTATAGGGTTAATACTGGTCTTGTTCGCCGGTATGCCCAGCGGTATTCAGAGATGAATATGACTGCCACTGTTCGGATTGACCGCCCTGATGTAGCCACTCTAAACGCCTCTACGGGCGATGTAACGGCTCAGGTACTCAAGACTATCTATGAGGGTAAAGGGCGCGTGAGTGGCGTTTCTGGCCCTGTACAGTACTCTCTGGGTGAGGAGCCACAGTATTTTTCTAGTGGCACGGTTTATGTTCCTTTGGAGAATGCTGATGGTACGCCTACTACTCCTCAGGTGAACGACATTGTGATTGTTACTTCTCATCCTGATGTGCTGATGGTTAATAGGGCTTTTCGTGTGATGAATGTGGCTGCTTCTGGTCAGTTTATTGCAGCTCGTGAACTATCTGTTACTGGCGTTCAGCGTTGGGAAGCGTGGACCCCTACTAATGACATTCCGCCGGAGTGGTATGTATGAGTTTTGAATCGGCTATAAAAATGCTTAAAACTATTCAGGCTAATTCTGCTGCCGTTCCTGTGGTCATGCACAGCAAGGCAGTGCAGTTAGCAAGTCATAGTCGTCTTAAGAATGTTGCCGTGGTGGTTAATAATAAGCCTCAGGGTGTTGAGATTGTGTTTAAGCCTATGGTTGGGGCTACGGTTGAGACTGAAAGGGTAGCTAAGACAGCCAAAGCTTTGGCAGCTAAGTTGGCTGTTGACAGTAAAGATATTGCTAAGGGTGTGGTGCAGTGATTGATCATGGTGCGTTAACTGACGCGATTCTTACTCAGATGGCTACTTCTGGCGAGCTTGTCGGAGATGGTGTTGCTCCTGTTGATGGCGGGTGGCTTCAGGGTCAGCCTAATCAGAGCGTTTTTGTTCCTTATTCTGTGCTGGTTTCTACTGGCTCTAATGTGATGATTAATGATTTAGACGGTAATTTGGATTGGACTGTTAATTTTAACTTGAGACATTTTGGTGGTTCTCGCAAGCAGTGCGATTGGATTGCTACCAAGATACGCAATGTTATTGATGCTGGCCCGAATAATTTGTTACATTCTATTTTTGGTACGCCTGAAGCATATAAGGTTACTGCTATTCAGTGGCAAGCTTTGGGTGCTGTTAATCGTGTGGATACGGTAAATCCTGCTTTTTGGCAGAGTTTTGATACTGTAGGATTTGTTTGTTCGCGTAATAGTTTTACCCCAACTTTGTAGTAGTATCGGATATACCGGTATTTAATTTCGTACGAATTGGCTTAGGAGGCCACAAACCATGGCAAGAATTATTCCGAATAACAATACTTGGATTGGGTTTATCCCAGTCACAGGTGCATTCGCTGGTCTCAGCGGATATTCAACTACTTGGAACTCTGTAAGCAGTGGCGCTGCTACTATTTCGCAGGCAGAAATTGATTTAGCATACGACATCACGCCTTTCTTGATTTCGCTAACTGCTCAGTCAACTGGTAACACTGTTCCAACCCCTACCCTTGATTCACTTTTTGAAGGTAACATCCCAGGTACTGTAAACGCTTCGTTTACTATGGATCTTTACCGCGATGACGCAACTTACACAGATGCTAATACTTCTGCTTCTGACACTGACTTTGCTTGGAACAAGCTTGCTCGTGGACAAAAGGGTTATGTCATTGTTAGCCGTTATGGTGGTTCTGGTACTAACCAAGAGCCTGGTGCTGGTAATCTTGTTGAAATCTGGCCTGTTATTGTAACTGCTCGTACTGCGGGCGCTGTTACTTCTAACACTGTTCAGACTTTCACTATTACTGCTGCTGTTCCTCAAGAACCTGCTGAATCAGCTACTGTTTCTGGCTCAACTGTTCCATCTAAGCCAAACAACCTAACTGTTGCTCTTGCTAGTGGTCAGCCAGCATCTGCTGCCGCTGCAAGCATTGGTTCTGCAACCGTACTTACCTTCGACTGGGATGCTCCTCAAATTGGCGCTCCAATCACCGCTTACAAGATCTACAAGGCTAGCAACACTGCGTTGACTACTGGCGTTGTCGAACTTACTTCTGGTGTAGTTAAGTCTGGTACAACTGCTGTTGTAACTACTTCAAACAACGCTGCTAACTTCACAGCTGCTGGTACTTGGTACGTCTATGTTGTTGCTACCAACGCTTCTAGTCCCCCAGATGGTGCTAAGTCAAGCTACGTAACCATTACGGTTTCTGCATAACCTAGTCTTGTATAGGGGAGGTGCTTTGCCTCTCTCGGCATCTCCCCTATACTTGCTTTATGTCAGCACCGACACCGCCTAACAAGCGGAAAATTAAACAGACCAAACAGAGGAAATATAACATGGCTCGCAAAATTGCTACTCTTGAAGATCTATTGAAGAAGCCTGCTCGTACCAAGGAACTAGTTATTAATGTTCCTACTGGTAAGTCCAGCTCTACTGATTTTATTGTTACTCTTAAAGCTATTGGCTCTAAAGCTTATGATGATTTGATTGCTAATCATCCACCAACAAATGAGCAAAAGCGTGAGGGCCAATCTTATAATGCTGAATCGTTTGCACCGGCACTGATTGCTGCCTGTTCGGTTACTCCTGAACTTACTGAGGATCAAGCCAACCAGATTTGGACTTCTAATGAGTGGTCTCGTGGCGAACTTACTCAGCTATTCTTGGGCTGTGTGGAAGTCAATTCTAAAGGGCTAGATGTCCCTTTCATCGACGCCGACTGAGGTATGACCACACCTTCTATATGGAGGTTCAGTGGTGCTCTGACCACGGTTTGCCTCATTCGGCTTTGCTTGACTGGGAAGAAGATGACCGGGCTAAACTGGCTGCGTTTTTGCTTGAGCATAATTCGCGGTGTCAAATGTGCGGTACGGCTGACTGGGAGTGGGAAGATAACCGTCACGCGTACGAGCCTATGGCTAAGCAGTGTTGGGGTTGTTATCTAAAGGATCGTGCTACAGACGAGAATGACCGTTTACCTGGTAGTACAATGACATTAGTACCTGTTGCGCAGGCTGAAATGTTGAGGTCTAAGGCAAATACGTTGCCTACACGAAAGGGTTAGACGTGTATAACGAAGACGTCTCCATTGACTTTAGTGCTAATGTTGCGCCCTTTTCTGCCTCTTTGGCTCAGGCTGTTAAAGGCCTTGAGAACATGTCTGCTGCGTCTGATACGACTTTGGCTAAGATTGGCAAGCTCGATAATGTGGCTGTGTCGATGGTTAAGACTTTTGGTAAGTTTGTTGAATTAAATAAAACTGCCACTATTCAAGCCGCCGCTTATCAGCAAAAACTTTCTGGTTTGGCTACTGTTACTGCTTTGAACGAGAAGCAGTTTAAGGGCCTTTCTGACGTTTCTTTGAAGTTTGCTCGCGAGTTCCCCATTGGGCTTGATAAGTCTATTGGCATGATTGATACGCTGCGTACGTCTGGCGTTGCTACTACAAAGTCTATTAAAGATCTTGGTTCTGCTTTTATTAAGGTTCAGGCCGCTTCTGGCGAGTGGGGTAGTGAGTTTGTTTCTGACATGCTTTCTGTCAATCGTTCTTTTGGCGGTTCTCAGGCTTCTGCTATTAAGTTTGGCGATTCGCTAGTTTCTGTTTCTAATAAGTTTGGTGCTTCTGCTAGTTCTGCTGTTGGCTTTACTAAACTTTTGGCACCGGTGGCTTCGGCTATGGGGCTCAATGCTACTCAAACTTTGGGTTTTTCTACGGCGTTCTCTCGTCTTGGCGAGGATGGCACAAGAGCTGCTAACGCGTTAAATAAGGTTATGACTGACCTTACTGTTTCTGCTAAGACTGGTTCGCCTCAGATTAGTACTTATGCAGCGGCAATGAACATGTCTGCAAGTTCTTTGAAGCAGTTGGTTGATACTGATCCTGCCGAGGCGGTTATTCGCTTTACTGATGCTATTGCTAAGCAAGGGCCTAAGGCTATTGATACTTTGAATCGACTTGGTATTGATGGTATTCAAAACTTTAAGGCTATTCAAACTCTTGGTAAGTCTTCTGATATTAGAGATATTCTTCAGACTGGCGCTAATTCTTACGGCTCTGGTTCTGCTGCTAAGGGCGCTAAAGAGGCTTTTAGTGGTGTTAATGATCAGATGACGCTTCTTGGCGACACCATGAATCAGACTGTTGCTACAGCAGGCAAGCCGTTTCTCAGCTTGATTGCCGACTTGTTAAAAGGTGCTAATAGTTTTGCTACTGCTATCCATAATGCCGTTGAGGGTGTTTCTAACATGGCTTCTAGGATTGCTCCTCTTTTGGCTGGATTAAAGTTGCTTCATTCGGCTTTTAACATGATTGCGCTTGGTGCCTTCGCCTTGAAGCTTGGCCGTTCTTTTGCTAACAATACTGAATTAGGGCGCTCTTTTACGGATGGTCGTACTGAAGCCCGTCAGGGCGTTACGAATCCTGGCGGAAACTTTATGTATCGCATGGGTCAAAGAATTGAAGACAACATGGGTGGCCTCTTGGGTCGTCCGTTAAAAGAAACTGTGGGTAACGTTTTTTCGGGTGCTAAGGGTGCGCTTGGTTATGGTTTAGCTGGAATGATGAATCTGCAGACTAGCATGCTGCGTACTTCGCCTGAAGAAGTAGCGCCGCGCCAGTTGATTTCTCGTAACTTTATTGAAAATATTCGCTCGACACGTATCGGTGGAGACGTTATGTCTGCCGATGAGCGTAAGGCTGCTGAGCGTATTGATAAGCAGCGTGTTAAGCGCGGCCTTGATCCTATGCCTAAGGATTCTGGTCCGGCTGCTGATTTTAAGGATCAGATGAAGGGTGTCTTGTCTTCTGTTAAGCAGTTTGGCGCTGATTTGAAAGATTCTGGTAAGGGTGCGCGTTTGCTGGGTGTTACTGCTGGCACTGCTGGTGGCGAACTTCGTGTGGCTTTTGCTGGTCTTGCGGGTGCTGCAGGTCGCGCTGCAGTAGCTCTTGGTCTTATGGCTGTTAAGGCTATTGGCGGGATGGTTGCGTCAATGGCAGCGTCAATGGGCCCTATGATTGCCATGACGGCTGCTTTTACTGCTTTTAATAGCATTAGAGAAGGCACTTCTAAGAGTCGACAGTTGCGCGATGAGGGTCTTAAAAATGGCCTTGAAACTCCTGGCAGTGTTTACAATGATTTTGCTCAAAAAGCTGGGCTCGCTACTCGTAGTATTGATGCTTTGGCTAAGTCTTCGCAAAATGCTGCGCATCAAATGGTTAAAAATACCAATTCGATGGCTGAGGCTAATGACATTACTGAGTCTAGGATTGCTGCTGCGCGTAATCCTGCATATCAGCAGGCTTGGACTTTTGGCAAAGAAAAAAGTGCTTCTCAACTTGCTAATGAAATTACTAACTTGGAAGGTGCTACGCCTAATCCTCAGGCCCGCGCGCAACTGGTCAATGATTTGATTAAACAGTATGGTGCGGGTACTGCTCAGCAGGTTGTTAACATTCTTGCTCCGGGCAGTAGAAATGGCACTGGAAATGTTGAGCGTGAAAGAACTAATGAAGAAGTATATTCTGCTGGGTTTAAAGATATGCAAGACAAGCGAGAAGATCGTTGGTGGAGTAGTACTTATCGGGGGCTACTGCAACTAGAGGCTGTTGGCGGAACTATTCTTACCTTGGGTAATAAATATCGTGCGCTAGAAAACGGTCTTGTTTTTAACAATGGTATGGGTAAGTACGATACTGAAGCATCTAGGGATGCTATGTCGTCGCTTGTTACTAATATTTCAACGCAAGTAATGAGTACAGGCAATGTGTATGGCGCTAGGGCAGGCCAACTTTCTCAATTAAGTGAATTGTACAAGACATATAATGCTGGAAAAAATACAGGTAATGTTGGTGACATAGCATCTATTATTAATGGTTTTTATGGTACTAATTTAAAAGGCGCTGATGTAGCAGATAATAATAATCTAGTTGATTTGCTTAAAAAAACGTTGGGCGGTAAAGATGCTACTGCCGATCAAAAAGCTTTGTATGAAGAAATGTTTGGCGCAAAAACTAAAGAGAATCCCACTGGCGGTTATGCTGTAGGACAAAACCTTGCTGATCCTGAATTCATGAAGGTTTTTCTTGAAAGTGCCGCAAAGACCGCTCAGGTAGAGCTTGATACTGCGGCAAAGAAAATTAATCCAGCGTCTAAGGGTTTGGCTGATGTAATTTTTGGTGCTACTACCGCATCGCAGCGTACTGGTTTTAAAATTGAGGATTTGACTGCAGATAGTAATAACGTGAAAGCAAGAAGTGCTTACCTTAATGCCGGCAAGAAGGGTTCGAGCATTTCTTTGACTGAGCGCGTTGCTATTGATGCAGCAAATCGCCCTAATGATCCAGTAGCTCAGGCCTTGCAGGGCACTTCTGAGGCTATGCGTGCTATGGATAATAATGCGCAAAATTACATTGGCGCAATGAAAGATTTGACGGATGCGTTGCATTTGGCTGCTGATGGCTCTGCAGAGCAAACGCAAACTCTTGATGCTATTTCAAAGGTTCAGCAAGTACAGGGCGTTTATGATGCTGGGCTTGGTGCTGTAACTCAAGCTAGGCGAGATATTAAAGTTGGCGAAGAGGCTTTGGCTGGAAAACTTCCAACTAATGAGGCTGACGCCGATGTATATAATCAAAAAATTGCGGCTATGAACGAGGGTTATGCTCTTGAAATTTCTATGGCCAAGGAATTTGTTGAGGCGCGTAATCAGCTCAACATTCAGTTAGAGCGTCAAAATTCGCAATATCAAAAGAACGTTATGCGTTCTAATCGTGATTTTAATCGCCAGTTGGCTCATCAGGACGAAGATTATCGGATTAGCGTTAGGCGTTCTAATGAAGATTTTGCTATTCAGCGTCGCCGTCAGTCTGAGGATTTTGCCAAGACTGTTTATAGTCCTTTTCAGCGTATTTCTGCTAATCGCACTACTGATGCTTCTAGTCTTGTCGGTAATCTTAAGCAGCAAAATAAAGTACTTAAGACTCAAATGGCTAACGTGGCTAAGCTCAAGAAACTTGGTTTGTCACAGCAGGCTATTGATACTTTAGATTTATTTAACCCTTCTAATGCTCAGGAAGTTGCTCGTCTTGTTTTGGACATGACAGCAAATAGGACTCTTATTCAGGCTACGAATCAACAGGTTACTACTCGTAATGAACTGGCCGCTCAGTATTCTAGTAGCAAACTTAATCAGAGGGCTGTACGCGAGGATCAAGATTTTGCTCGTCGTATGAATAATTCTGAAGATGATTATCAGCGTTCTGTTGCGCGCGCTGTCGAGTCTCACGCTACGGCTCTTAATGACATGGTTGTTGATTTGAGGTCTTCTATTAGTTATGCGTATCAAGATTTGACGCGTTTTGGGTCTGAGGTTGACATTACAGCAGACAACATTAAAGAGTCTATGGAGGGCGCTTTTGCTGGGTTGCCAAAGGCTGCTAGAGATAACATGAGTCAAGCTCTTAAGAATGTTGCTAGTGATATTAAGAACTGGAAAGGCCCGACTATTCAGTTTGGGTCAGAAGTTAGCTTGCCTCGTGTTGGTAATTACACTAAAAAATCTGGTCGCCCGCCAAAACCACCAGAGGTCGACGCTTTGTATTGGAACAATACAATGGGTGCAGGCAATTTCTACCAAGACCCTGAGTTTACTGATTATTTTTGGGAACTTGATAGAGGCAAAAAGTGGAATCTTAACACCGGACCTGTTAAAAAGAGTGAGTTAAGTAAGTATGTGAATGCAAGCATGGGTGAGCATGCTTATTATTACAATCAAAAAGGCGAGCACCCAGGGTACAAAAAACTAAGCGGCTATGCTGCTGGTGGTTTGATTACTGGACCAGGAACTAAGACGTCTGATTCTATCCCCGCTCGTCTTTCTCACGGTGAGTACGTTGTTAAGGCTGATGCTGTAAGTAAGTATGGCGCCAATTTCCTTGATGGCATTAATAACATGAACCTTAAGACTGGTAATTATGTTCATGGCCGTGAATCTAAAATGTCTGCTATGCAGGGCTATGCGACTTCTATTACGCACAATACATCTACTCAGTATGACCATTCAACTCAAATTAATGGCCCTATCACTGTGCAGTCTACAGATCCTAATCAGTTCATGCGTCAAATGCAGGCTAAGAAGCGTCTTAGTCGCTTAAATCAACCGGTGGGTAACTAATGGCTAATGGTGCTTATGTAAAGGTTGAAATTCAGCAGAGCAACAACACTTGGCTGGATGTAAGTGATGGCACTGTGTATAGGATTAATAAAGCTTCTTTTGAAAATTCTGCTGTTACTTTTCGTCGCGATGAAGTAACTAACGCTTTTATTGAGGGTAAGTTTTTGGTTAATGCTCTGCGCGATAACGTTACTGAAACGCTAGCTATTTATGCTTATGGTGCTACTTCAGCTGCAGTTAAATCTGCAGTGGATACTGTGACTGATGCAATAAGTCAGGTTAATTTTATGGTGCGTATTACTTTGGACAACTCTCAAAAAATTTGGGAGTGCTTTTCGTCAGATTACACAATCAATATGCCTAAAGAGTTTTTGGTAAACAAGCAGGCTTTGATTACTGTACAATTACAGCGACTTCCTAGTGAAACGGTAACAACGGTGTAGTTATGGCTTCTATTTCTATTTATGGCAATCAGCTTCTATTGAACAGAATTTTTACTTTGAATACTGTTGATTTTCCAACTCCAACAACTTTTAGCATTGCTTTGTTGAATGCTATTCCTGATCGCAATGCGCTATCTACGTCTTTGGTAGAGCCGCCTTTAACTGTTGCTGGGTCTACTAATATTGCTTCTGGTAACTATTACCCAGGTACTTCGGCGGGTTTGCCAGGAGGTACTTTTCTTAATTACTTCTTGTCTTCGCCTATGTCTTACTCTTTTTCTGAAGGACAGTCAGTAACTATTACTAATACTGCTACCGGATATAACACAACTGGTATTGTTAAAAATACTGTTTTGTCTAATACAAACACTATTGCTGCTTGGGTTTCGGGCGCTTCTTACGCAGCTGATGATGTTGTTACTTACAATGGCGCTTATTACGTTAATTTAACGGGCACTAATACTACTACCGCCCCTTTCAGTGATAATGTGCGCTGGGAGTTTTTGCCGTTTTGCGATTTTTCTCAATTCACTATTTATGTATCTGCTACTGTTTCTACTACGTTTACTGGCGCTACTGGTACTGTGGTGGCTAATACTGGATATTCACGAAAGAGTATTTCTGCTGGCGCTGATTGGACTGCCGGACAGTCTTCCGTGTATAACACTAATCCAATCGAGTGGACTACTGCCTATCTAGACTGGGGAAGCATTGTTGGGTGGGCCCTGCTTGATGATGCAGCTACGCCCAACATTCTTGCTAGTGGCGAGCTACAGCAAATACTTTTAGTTAAACAAAATTCTTTGGTTTCTCTTCCATCTGGATCACTTAGATTGTTTCTGAACTAATGGCTAATACGACCAATGATTATAATTACGCCACTACAGATACTGGCGCAGCTATTGGCAATACTGTTGCCAGGATTAGCAAACCTGCTGGCGGTGTTTTTAGAATATTTAATAGCGCTTTTGATGTAAGAAACGACCCAAATGGACTGTCAATATCTGATTTTTTAGATACTGATTACAATTTAATTTCTTTGGCGTTTAAGGACGCGGCATTAGATGGAACACTGCTTGGTGCTATCTGGAATCAGTTTGCGTTAAGCGGTGGCGGGTTTAATACTACTAGCTGGGACCCGACTAGCACTTATCTTGCCTCAACGCCTGAGTTTGTTTTTTACAATACGGGATCTAGTGTAAATATTTACAAGTGTATTCTTAACATCTCTGCACCTTCTGCGGTCACTCCAGATGTTGATGTTACTCACTGGCAGTATATGAGTCAGGCGTTTAAGTTGCGGCTGATACCTGATGAGAATTCTTATGTTCCAGATACTTCTGGTAGTGAAAGGTTTAAGCATTATGTGACGTGTTATGTGCCGTTTATCGATGATGTTACTTTTAGTCCTCTTTGGAATATTGCTTTTGCGGCTAAAAGTTACTCGTCCGTGTATACGTCTAATGGCTTGGAGGATGCTGTAGTTACAGATGGCACTACTGCAAGCAATAACATGATTGTCGCTGGAATTTCAAGCACTTGGAATTCTAATGCTTTTACTTGCACGCACCCTGATACTGGGTATTTAAAACTTATTACAGGCACTAAGGTTCGCGTAAGGGGCTTAACTCTTGGGGGTATTTCGATACCTTTTACTGTAACCGTAGCTTCGTCTACTGCTACTGGTTTTACTGGAACTATTGCATCGCTAGGTACTTATTCGTCAGGCACTGCTTACAATTATGGTGATTTTGTTACTTACACGACTGGCGGCAACACGAGTGTTTACTATCATTACAGTTCGAGCACTACCACTGGAACAGTCCCTACTAATACGGGTACTTGGACTCGTGTAGTTGGTACTATTTCTGCTGGCACTGCAGATACTATTTTTTCTAAGTGGACTTTGTATTTAGATACTAATTTTTTGCAGTCAACTGTTGAGCCTGTTCCTGCTGGATCTAATTCAACTTCTTTAGCTAAACCTTTGCACAAGCCTAATAACTTTACTTACAGCAATAAGATTATTAACCAAAAGCAGACTCTTTTTTATACTGGTGATTATATTATTCATGATGGGTTTCCGTTTGATAAAGAGTCAATAACTGGCGGATCAATGAACATTACTGCAGGTATTTTACCTAATGCAATTGCCACTGTTTCTCGACCGCCAGTAAATACTCTTTATTCGGGTTCTTTGCCTTCGTCTGATAATCGATGGATTCCGACTGTTTTTAGTGGCTGGGATTATCCAGCCAATACGACTTACAATTGGGCTAGTAATAACGGAAGTACTACTCGCTCGTTAAAAGCTTTTAACGACACCGCACACACTTATGTTCCTAATTTTCTTTCTGGTAATGGTGCCGACAATCCTAGCGGAAACGCTAATCAGTTGATGCTGATGAGCCCTGATGTGTCTATTCCGCCAATGTCTACAACTAATTCTTTGGCTTTTGGCAATAAAGACTTTATGTACACTGATTTTAATCCTTTCAATATCACTGGATCAGCTAGTAATGTTTTTTCTACGTTTGCTGTAGTTTTCTTGGATTATGTTCCTAGCACTACAATGTCTACGACTTTAAGCGCTGAAGAAACCAATTGGTACGGCATCATGAGTGAAGCTAAATTTAGCGCGTCACCTACTCTTGCGACAGATGTTGCTACTTTAAATACGTACACTCAGTTCCAGCCAAGGCTTTCGGTGCGTTACAAGTATGACGGTACTGTTGCTTTGTATCTTGGCGACACTTTGCTAACGGGAATTAAAGTTAAAAACGGTATAACTAGGCCGTTTCAACCAGTAATTGTTGGTCTTACTGTTGGGGTTCCTAATGGTAGTGGAGTTTGGTCCGCTACTTTAACAGTTGTAGATAGCGATACTCATCGGGCTACGGTTACTTTTAAACGTAATTGGTTGGGCGGTACGCCTGAGACGCATAATGTTTTGTTGTACGGCGTTACTCCTTTTGCAAAGCATTGGCATGGGGCAAAGATGTATTTGATGGAAGTCAATCATTATTATTCAAGCCACGATGACGCTTTTTTTGATGATGAAATTCAAAAAATGGATAGGATGTATGCAGTAACTAGTGGGAGAGTTTCATGATTTCACCATCAATGTCAGGCACGCAACC